TTCTCTTGACAACTTAGTTGTTGACTTCACCCCGTTTTTAGTGTATAATATAGTATATCAAGTTAGGAGATATATACATGCAAAGAGCTATCGATCAAATCAAAATCCAGACCGCTAAACAGTACAAGCCTGCGCCTGCACCGCCAACGCGGAAGCAGATCACCGGCTGGACCGTTGAGCAAGTTGGTCCGCAAATGTGGGTTGTTTTCCGCAACTCCAAGACGCAAGGCAAGCAGGCGGTTATGGACTTCCCTGATCCCGGTTGGGCTGAGTCGTTCGCCGCTGGCTGCAACGCCGAGCACAAAAACCCGACGCGCATGAGCGCCGAGAGTTTGAAGCGTAAGAACAAAGAGCATCTAACCGAAGATGACAAGGCTGCGCTTGCCGCGCTCCAAGAAGGCGAAGGTATCTAATCAACTCACGATTGCGTGAGATAGACCAATCAAACCCAAAACCCTAACAGCGTTTAACGCGAGAGGTCAAGATAATGAAAACCCCCAACTACATAGCGCCGGGAACTGTGGCGGGCTTGGATTAGTCACAGAGGGATATGTTCAACCCTAACCAAGAGAACGATACAATGCGATAGCGTTACCTCCAATGCTCAGAGAGGTTAAGAGAGTAGATAACATAATGAGACACTCGAAAGGGCTGCGAGTATAAATAAAGATCCCACTTTTTCAACCGTCCAGGGAGGACAAAATAACATGCTGCCTAATCCTACACATCTATCAGGTAACTCGCTAACCGTTCGCCGGTTCAAGAACCAACTAATGAAAGAGTTTGAACGTCAAGGGCTTCGTAACAAGCGAGTACAGACGATCAAGCTGCGTCCGCTTTATGCTGGCTCTATCACCGACTGGATGCGCGATCTGATGAACAACAAAGACGATCAGCGTTACGTCAAGGACGTGATCAATGACACGTCACTTGTCGGATCTGGCTGGCAGATCGATCGAATGTCATCGGAGCGAACCAGCTACGGAAACCCTTACATGGAGGTTATTCTGCGCTACCGTCCAGCCGCCGATGAGTCTCTGAATGTGGCAGCAAAATGAAATACTACATATCTCAATCCATCGTTGAAGTTGTTGACGGTCGCCTGACCGGTCGCGAGGTTGTTCTGACCCGTGCTGATGCGCGAGTAGATAAAGATGGTGCGAGGTATGCGAATGTCAAGATGTTCATGCACAAGTTGAAAGCGTTGGGTATTCCTAACCTTCATCTTAATGAGTATGAGAAGAAGCGATACAACAAACTTGTCCGAGAACAAAACAAGAGGCACAAAAACAGAAAGCTAACGGTTGCCGACCTCGCGAAAATGACCGAGCAAGCTGAAGAACTTGGCGGTGACAATGTTTAAGGTTGGAGAGTTAGTAAAAAGAAAAACCCTATCAGATGGTAGGTCAAGAGCGGTGTGTGTAATAGTAGACAAAGATGAGGATAACTATACAGTTTATAATAACTCATTAAAGTGTTTACAACAGGTTGCCGTTGTTATTGTCGAGGGTTTATATCATTCAGTAGGAGATAAATAATGTTTATGTACCTATTCGCTATATCCTACTTTGTACTTGGTGTATTTATAGGTCTGAGACTTACACAGTTAAATAAAGATATTAAATACATTCGTGTTATTGTTGATGAGTTAGAGGATACTATTAGTGATCGTACATGGGTTGTGTATGATAATGATGAGTATGTGCATTAAATAATAGTAGTGTGTTTAGGCGTATACAAATGTATAGGTGTATATCTTTTGATACGATCGTGTCTGACATACTGTATCTTTTTTTATACGGTGGTGTGAAAAGGTTTAGTATATACGTTGTGTGTGTATCGTCAACCTTTTTATCGTGTCAAGTCACAATATGTCCGGTTTGTGGACGATTCCTTGACATGTTCTTGACATTTGACGCTTGACTTTCGATGCGCGAGGGTGTATAATATATGTATAAGGTGATGGATTGCGCTGGGGCATGACACGCTTTTGATTAGTGAGGTGTATATGACATGGGAAACAGAACAGAAGATTTACGATTGTTTAGGTGCGATTATGTGGACGGCTATGCTTGTGCTGCTAATGGCTTACTAAAAATCTCTAACGATTCCGCGCACTTAGTTAGGGTTCGCCTTAATGCGAGAGGATTTGTGGTCGAGAATACCTAAACGAATACAGTTTATCATTCATATTTATTATTAAATAAGGAGAGATTGTTTGCCGAGAGTAAAACAAATAATAAAAAGAGTAGGGGAAACCTGCACTATCGTCGCCTGCTATGCACCGATAGTATTATTCATATACAGCTATGTGGTAGTAGACTATATGTATAGTAGAACTGACAGCAATATGACATAATCTTTTGACATATACTTGACATGTTTTTTTGACAGTTTTTTGACATGGTACCCCCCTCCCCCCTCCTACCGGGATATATGTCTCCATAACTTGACATACCCTTGACAAGCCGGTTAGGCCCTTTTTCGATACGCCTAAAAATTTTCCAGATATTAGGTTACCAAAAAATCCCCCAGTAAAAATTCCACTAGTTACAGTAGTGGGATATCAAGAGCGGGTGAAAGACTTTTTCAAGAAAGCGCCAGAACACAGCTTGTGCATAGGCGACTTGGTGACATGCTCATGTCACGGTGGGGTTGCGTTGGTGATAGACTTGTTCGATAAGAAGAACCCAGACGCACCATCAATGAATATGGCGCAAATCTATTGGATTAAGTTTCCGCATGACGGTATCAAAGAAAGAGTGTGGATGCACACAATTGAGAGATTACGTAAATATAATAAATTAACATAATTACTAAGTGGACGATCCAAAAGATTACATGCAGAATATAGCGCTTTTCGAGGTTGGAGACTTAGTTAAGTTTGTAGGATACTACTATTCACCAGATTACGTATACGCGGATTCAGAGAACTATGAACTTGGTATAATAGTACAGATTATGGCAAGGTATTTTTACCAACCAGCATACAAAGTTTATTGGTTTAAGAAAAAAGCAATTACAGAAACAGTACAAGAATATCTTCAATTGGTTATTATAAAAAAAGGTGACTAATTATAGAGTCGGTAAAAGCATGTTAATTAATCCACAAATACTTAAACAGCTAATCACAGAAGAACTTACCAAATCGGAAGTGAAAGATATAGTTGCGAAAGAAGTTACCAAGCAATTGGCTAGCCGCGACACAAAGCGGATAATCGAGGACGAGCTTGGCAAACTGTTGGGTAAATCTGCAGCAAAAGATGAAATTGCAGAGATTGCGAAAAAGGTGCTTAAGCGACTTTATAAGGATATGGCAGTAAGTCACCCTTATATGATTGATAGAATTAAGGTATAATCTATAGCATGAGCAAATTGTTAACCGTAGTCATACTGTGTATGGTTACTACGACCCGGGCAAATGAGCCTGTAACTGAAACCCCTAAGATTCCAACTATACCGGCGCCTCCTCTCGGCGATACTATAGTGGGCGAGTCCGTACCGTTGCATATGGAAACATATTATTCCCCAGCAACTTACTGTAAAGTGGATCCTGCAGCCGAGCCTGATACACAATTAAATGAATGTAAAAAGCAACGTAAGGGTTGGCTTAAGATTTAATTCATATATACTATGTGGGCATAGACATAGTATTAGGTGTGGGAGACTTTGTGTATGATACAAAGTCAAAAGAAGTTGGCGTACTACTGCGTCGTGAGATTTCCACAACTACTCGCCGTTCAAGTGACTACAAATTATATGTGTGGTGTATATACTGGACAAAGTCTTACTTTGACCGATATACGGAAAATAGTATAATTAATATGGTTGATACCGGCCGATTATTGTTATATAAAAATAATTAATATGTGGGCAATAACAACTGGACTAATAAAGCTGATTGTGTTATATTATCTATTGGTGATATGATCGTCGATATTGCCACCGGTCAAATTGGTGTTCTGCTTTGCCGCGAACATCGTATTACATTTGAAGACGATGATTTGTACTTTTGGTATGTTAATTGGAATAACGACATCAAGGATGCTAGTTCTGCGCCTAATCCTATATGGATGGAAGAGCAAGGTTTGAAAGTTTCGATATACGTTGGCTTTTATGATTTGTATCCGGTTACATAGCAAAAAAAATTTTACGTAAAGAAAAAAGGAAAAATAAATGAAAAAAATTTTTATCGATTGCGGCGCTAACAAAGGGCAATCTGCAAAGGCGTGGTTAAAGTATATCCCCACCCCACAACACAACGAGTGGGAAATTCACTGTTTTGAAGCAAGTAGAAAACTATACCCAACTCTTGAAAGAAAAATTTCCGAGCTTTTAGAACAATTCGATAGAAGTGAAAAAAATATAACATGCCACAATAAAGCTGTCTGGGTTAACGACGACGGTGTTAAATTTCATGATATGGGAAATGAGTCATCATCGACCGATTCCAAAAAAAGAGGAATGGATGCCGACAAAATGAAACTAGTTGAATCGGTTAACTTATCTGACTTTGTACAAAGTTTTAATTTAAATGATCGTATTATTTTAAAAATGGATATTGAGGGTGGTGAATATGAGATTGTGCCGCATTTATATGAAACCGGTGCTCTAAAATATGTTGATATTGGTTTTTTTGAATTCCATGCAACTAAAATAAAAGACATGTCGATCGAGGAAGACTTTAATTTACTAAGAATGTTTCAGGAAGAGGGTGTCAAGTTATATCACTGGTCTGCAGAGTATACACAAGCTAACCTTAGTCCATACAGTCGACCTATAACTGAAAAATCAATTATTAAAGAATGGAAAAGAAAGGGCTTGTTGGGCTAATTATGCTTGGAGATCTGTTGTTGGTTGAAATTGAAAAATTTAAAATAGGCGATTTAGTAAAATACACGCACTATGATTATGAGCCAGATCCTTATGGTCGAATGAAGGCAATTTCTATAGAAAGAACAAATATAAGTTTTATACTCGACATTATAGAAGATCCAGATGAAAAACAGGTTGACATGTTCCCAAAAATTTTACTTTATGATACTCACACACGACGAACAATTCTAACTCATTCCTATAATATAGAATTTATTTCGCGAGCATAATAGTTACAATGTGGATCGTTTTTTAAAACACGCAAAAACTTATGTAGATATAGCGTGTGCGATTGCTTGGGTAGCTAATGTTTTTTTGTTAGTATTTGCATCTTATCAAAATGATTATGAGCTTCAACTATTGAGCTTGTTAAACATGTTTTTGTTAAGTTTTCGTCTTCTAAGTGCCCCAAATGATGATTAACACATACTTATTAATGGGTATATGTTAATGTTGAAGACTTTTTTCTTAGCTCTGATGGTTAATTTTGGCTGCACGCAAGATTACGCAGTCATCACTGGAGAAACAAAAACAATAGTCGTTACAGAAACTGAAACTGTTACAGAAACAATTACAGAAGAAGTTGAGATTGAGGTACCTGTTTACATAGAAGTAGAAGTGCCTGTTAATGAAGGCGTGATTTGGATCGATTCGTTTACTCAGCCGATGTCAGTCGATGGAATTGACATTCTTTGGGTAATTGATAAGTCTGGATCAATGATGCGTTACAATGACGAGCTTTTAGCCGGTGTTGAAGCAATGTTGATGGCTCTCCCAACTTCTGACTGGAGATTGGTTATGATCAATGCAGACTCAAGCCATGCAATTACAAGCACAGAATTTCCATTAGTACCCGGCGATGACATCTTTGACGCGGAGGACATGTTAAACACATTGCGCTCTGCTCATCGTGAAGAAGGCTTTAACGCCACGTATGAATATATTGTTAATAATCCATATTCCTCTACTTGGATGAGACCGGATGCTGGTCTTTTGGTAGTTTTTGTTTCAGATGAAGAAGAGCAAAGTCACTTTGAATATCCAGCGGTGACAGATTTCTTAAGTTGGTATCAAAGCCAAAGAATGGGCTCTGTATTTATTGCTAGCGTGGTTAATGTGGAAGCTTCAGAAAGTCTATGCACATGGCCACCGAGCCCATTAGATATCGGTGACAGATATATGGAAGCAGCCAATCTGTTAGGTGGCACAATAGTTGACATATGTGATGAAGATTGGTCTCCCGGCGTAACAGACGCAACTCACTCAATTGAACCTTACGAAAAGATTGAATTAACACACAAAGCTGAGGTTGATTCAATTAGAGTTTTTGTTAATGGAGCGCTAAATCATGATTGGCTTTATGCTGAGTCAGAGAATACCGTATACTTTACAGTTATACCATCTGCCGGTGAACTAGTTGAAGTTGGATATAGATATATAGAGCCAGACACCGGCGCATAAGGAATACAAAAAATGAAAAAGTTTATGAAAATTTTTGCAACTATAGCGTTTTGCTTGACGACTACAGTTGCATATGCTGCAGACAGTTACAAGCCACGTAATCCAGTAGAAAAAGTTAACCGATCACTTAGTGTGGTGGAAAAGAAAGTAAGAAATGCCGCTGTAAAAGTGGTAACGTCGGGAGGTCACGGCAGTGGAACAGTTGTCGACTATAAAGATGTAACTCTGGTTTTAACAGCCAAACACGTTGCAGATGGTCATATTGGCATGGAGTACTTAGTTGCTACTGAAGACGAGCAACGCACTGCAGTTCTAGTTTACCAAAGTAAAGAGCACGATGTAGCAGTGTTAATCTTAAAAAGCGAATTTCGTTATTTAAAGCCAATGGATTGGAAACCAACGAAAAATTATGATATTGGAACAGATATAGTTTACTCTGGTCACCCATCATGGCACAAGTTAATGTCTTTTCAAGGTAGAGTTGTGGGATACGAACAGGACCCCGAAGCTGGAACACAGTTGATTGTTAATACTTATGGATGGTTTGGTTGTTCTGGATCTGGAATTTATTCTACAAGCGGAGAATTAATTGGTATACTATATGGTGTTGATGTTCAGTATATACAGGGTATACAAATTCAAGAAAATATGATTTGGGTTGCTCCGATTAAGAACATTAATATAGATGAAGCTCTCGGCGCTTTTTGCCGCGGCACTGTAAAAAACTATAAAGCATGTCGATAAGTGATAAATGGTTAAGATATTTAACCGAAGGTGAATTAAAAACAGTAGGAATTGTTGTTTGTCTCAATGATAAACAGCAATTTTTAATTATCAGACGTTCTGATATAGACGATCGAGCAGGTCAATGGACAATGCCCGGTGGTCACATAGATGAAGAAGATGGTTCAATTGAGGCAGGTGCTGTAAGAGAACTAGAAGAAGAGGCAAACTTATCTTGTAAAGTCTCTGACTTAAAATATTTGGGCAAAAAAGGCAAAAATAAACATTATTTTATGACTCAAAAATGGACAGGTGAGGTAAATGTTGATAAACCTAATCCACACACCGGCGAAATCGAGCACGATGATTGGAAATGGGTAACGATAGAAGAGGCAAAAGACATAGAAAATTCAAAGATTCCGATCTATTTATTAGAGAAAGCTTTGGAGATGTCTAAAAATGGATGATTTATACGGTCCTCTTGACGAAAAAAAGAAAAAACGCAAGAAAGCTGGAACTGAATCTAGCAAAGAATCCTCTTTACGGGATTGGTTTGGTAGAAAAGGCGCCAAAGGTTCTAAAAAAGGATGGGTTGACTGCAACTCACCTGATGGGAAAGGTGGCTACAAAGCTTGTGGTCGCGGATCTGGAGAAAAAAGAAAGAAATATCCTGCTTGTCGCCCTACACCGGGAGCTTGTAAAGAACGAGGCAAAGGCAAATCTTGGGGTAAAAAAGCAAAATCTAAGAAAAATGAGGAATTATACATGGATTTAGAACAAATTATTCAAGAAGAACTTGAAGCAGTGTTAGATGAAAAAGAAGGCAAGAAAGATGCTTGCTATCACAAGGTAAAATCACGTTATAAGGTGTGGCCAAGTGCTTATGCCTCTGGTGCTCTTGTTAAATGTCGTAAAGTTGGTGCTAAAAACTGGGGTAACTCGAAAAAAGAACAACGACAGGCAATAATTGAAGACGAATTTACGCAGGTGTTGTTTGAAAAAGAA